TGAACGACTGTGTAGATTGGATCAACTCCTGCTTGTTTTGTTAAAACAGGAACTGGTTCCTCATCGTCTTCATCTTCATCATCTGAACCACCACCGCCGTGGTATTCATTGATGTAAAAATCATCGTCATCAGGGAATTCGGGTATTTCTTGGTCCGGTAATTCATAACTAATATCACAATCACAGCACTCAGTGGGTAAAACACACTTAGGGCAGTATTCAAGATTGTCATGAAGATTGTTGGCATTTTCTACCAGGGATCGCTGGTTAACGAAATGCATTTTGGAATCGGCAGAGACACATTTGATCAAATCAAAAATTGATACATTAATCATAGGTCTGCCATCAAACCAAACTGGTTTCCATCCAATAGTATCGGCTCTTCCTTTTGTTTTGTTTTTAATGGGAAAAGCACGTTGAATGTCAACTTGCCAAAAATCTGGAATTAACGGAACTCCATTCGGGTGGTGTTCCCGAATCTTCTCAGAACTCAATTGGGTATGTTCAGCATATTTATCCCGAACGCGTACAGTTACAGTAACATTAGCGCGTCGTGCAATAGATGCAGGTTCATTGGAATATGTGTTTGCGCAATAGCCCTTTACATTCGTTGTGATAATAGTGACATAAGGTTCAATAGAAACTTTACCTTTAATATCAGCTTCAGCAACGTTTGCATAGGCTTTCACGTTATTAACAATTTCAATAATACGGGATGTAGGAGCTCTTTCAACAAAATCGGATTTGGTATTGCCGAGATCATCAATAATAACTCCATTAACATATGAACGATAGTTTGACATAAATTTATCATTATCGTTTATTGTGACAATGCGTTCTGGTGACGCATCATACCCATTGTTAGTGAGGAGGATATCCATCAACAAATTGGTGAGGGTTGATTTACCCACACCTGTCGTGCCAAACAATCCGAGTGCATAAGGGGCTATACGTAAGCCGCCTTGTACACGAGTTTGTCGGAAATTAGCACGCATTGTGATTAAGATTTCCATTTTCCGTGTGAGAATATTTCGCTCCACGGGACCTTTGCAAGTTCGAATTAAATTACGGGATGTCTCAATTGTGTCTGAAATCAATTTCTCGAAATCATTTTCGGTCTTGCCGACACAACGTTCGAGATTTCCCGCTCGAACTAGTTCATTCCATTCAAGGCACTGTGCATGGGCTGACTCAAAACCTTCAAGATTGAAGCCTCCGAAGAGGAGAGGTTTAAGAGAACCCTGTACGAAACATTGATATCCGCCTTCAATAAAGTAAATTACAGTGTTAAAGACGGCATCAACTAAATCAACAGCAGTGCAATGTTTGGAATAAGTGGCAACGGAAAACATCTTTAATCCGCCAATAGTGAAATCAAAATTGGAAACGCTACACATTCCCAAGGCTAAGCATAAGCTCAGTGTCTTGGAAATTAGTGCGAATCCTTCACCTTTGAGGGAACGCTGCCAGTTTGTTTGCAGGTCTTTGATGTCATCAATCCACGCAGGATTGTCTGACGCCTGTGAATCCAGTCCAAAAATGGATTGTATGTAAGAAGAGAGTGTCAACATGACACCCTCATCACACATTCCATTTAGATATAGGACTAAGA